ACGAGATATCGTTAAGGCCTGATATCTGAACTTTTTGTTTAGGCGACGTAACAATCAACAACTCCGGTACTCTATAAATAGACCCGGCACCTTGAAACTCTACAGTTTCTAAATTAGCACTCCTCAGGATATCCCCAGAACCTACTAGCTTAGACACCACGTTCGTTAGAGCAACATCATCTATATCTAGGTTTCACCCCAGAAATTCTGGTATTACGCTGAGTTTCACTAATTTTAACTCGAACTAAATTTGATTTATAATTTCCTGGACCTTTACGGCGCTTCCCAGGCGTGAAGACATTTAAAAATTAAAAACAAACCTAAACAAAAAACTTCAATTTGGATTTATAATACTTTTTCCACTCATTTAAACTATAGAAGTATGAGGAAATTAGCTTATATTCATCTATTTCTTATATTAGACAGATTCCTCCGGAGAGGGTCGTATCCGAGTCACTTTGGAATCACCAAACTAATGGCTGTCAAGAAAGAAATCGACTTAATAAGGACCAAACCTTATAGAAACAACATTATTTATTTGTGGTTATAATCATGCAGACGGTTGAGTAGGGCCGCCCCTTTTCACTTAAGAAGACCGAACCTAGTCACACTCATGAAATATAATTAAGGTATTATCCCTCCACTTTTATATATATTTTAAGATATCTGTTTTACCTACTAACAGAAAAGGTTATTGCAAAGAATCATTGACATACAATTAAGTACCGCGTTGATTCTTGAATATGAGCTATTACACACTCATACTTTTAATGAATTTGCATGTATAACCATTGCATCCATCAAGTGCTACACACTCAATCTCTGCACATCCAGCACAAGGTGCTGAATGCTGGTGATAATGATTTCCAGTAGAGGTTTTACCCTTTCCCGTAGTCATTTCAACCAGGATGGTTTCTGGTACAATTTCATCATCAAGCCCGGTCTGGTCAACAACAGTTGCCCCGAACTTATATTCTATTAGCATATCCATATCAGGAGTTAAACCCAATTCCTCCCAAATACGGTAAATTTTAATATCGCGCTCTTTAATTACGGCATCTCCTACATCTGATAAATGAAATAGGGCCAAGTCCTTAGCTTGTTGCCCTACTGTAGGAGTGTAGCTTTCCCAAACTGTGTGTTTCCCCAAATCCTTACTATTATGGTGATACACATATGCCTTACCTGGGCAGGTTCGGCCAGTTCTTCCGCACCGTTGTTTGAGTGTCTCATTACTAATTCGATATTTCACCAACTCGTCAAGATCGACGGTTATTTGTATATCCGAACTGTACACTCTTGAAACATCCGGAAAGGTAACCCCAGCATCCGCGACACTGGTTGCGATATATATTTGTTTTGCTTCATCAATGTTTGTTTCTTTTGAATAAATTATTTGTGATCTACCTGGACAAACTTTGTGAAGAACCTTGGCTTCCTTAAGAGAATTTACAAACACTAAACTTTTCTCATTTGTAGTACACACAACCTCTTTCATGTGTGCCAAATAAGCAAAGTAGCCAAGATGTTGGTCAAAACGTTGATAATTTGGAACAGCAGCTGAAAATGGATTAAGGATGGTAGTATTTTCCTTAAGCCAATTCGTAGGAGTTGCTGTCATATAAAATATTCTATTATTTGGTAACATAGACTTAGCAGTTTCCACTAGAGTAGGATAAGGCTCTAGTTTAACATGTGCTTCGTCAAAACAAATAATAGTATTCTCCGGAAGGGATGAAACTCTTGCGATAAAAGCATCAGGTGTGCTATATATCAGTTTGCCCTTTGTGTTAGGAGAATCTTTGTACCAAGCCCCAACAACACCTTTCCGACATTGAGGTGTCATATACTTGGATACAGACTTAGCAATCAACTGGGTTGGAACAATGCAGACGATATTATATTTGTGTGTTGATTCTACTAAGAATTTGAGAAATGCAGTGGATTTACCAAAACCTGTCGGCGCAATAAAAGTTTTGAGTCCATTGTTTTCAAAGAGCCTTATACGTGACTCTTCAAAACGCTTAAGCTTATTGACTTCTGAGGCAACGACCTCATTAGTCTTATATTTAATAAAATTGATCACGACTCCAGGATAATAATTAATCACCCGCCTTCCAAAGTCATCGATGTGATCGAAAATTAACTGAATAATCCCCTTTTGGAATGAAGACTTGCGGTAACCCCAACCGCCAAATAAATCTAAAAATAACGAAATTAAAATAAAAATCATAGGGGAAAGAGGATTAAAAACAGCATATTCGTCCATTTCAACATGTCTAGCCGAAAGCATAAATTCACACCAATTTAAAAATCTTAATGACATGTTAAAACAGGTACAAGCTGTTTGGACGAGGTTTACAATAGGGATTTTCGGCAAAAATCCATGACATAAATTATAAAGCCTAACATGATTATCCCACATATTCATCATATCATTTTTCTGTTTAATTCTTAAGGGATGATCATAGAAGGATGTTTGCTGCTCGTACGCAGAAATTGAGAGAGGGTCAGACATGAAAGCTCTTATATTTAAAAATCTTAAATTTAATTGATTTAATTGTCTTTGCATGTCAGCCAACTCAATATCATATTTAAAATGTATATAAGTGAACAGATCTACCATACGGCTTCCGGTGATTTTAGTATATAAAAATGATCCAAAATGTTCGAAGCCTAGACCAGTGGCAGTTTGTGGTAACAGCGTGAGCGATTCCTGTACCTCTAACAACACATTACCCACTACAGATAATGCATCGATCTGTTTGTTTGCCTGTTGATGGTTATACTCTCCGCCCTGCACATAAGATAACAACTTCAATTCGTGCTTCGAGAGTTCACCGTACCATCTTAATAGAACGTCTTCATATTTTAATTGCGAGATCTTGAATGATGGATCTCTTTTTAATTGAGGGTATCTCGCAATTAGGTTAGTGATATATGAAGAGATTTCCTTATGACATTCAGGCTGATGCGCTGTCAAAAGGAGATATCCGGATGCCCTGGCGAGTAAATTATTTGGATTAAACGATTTATAAGGCATCACGAATTTATCCATAAAATTCTTATAATGGACTACACCGATTTCGGGACATTTTTCGCCTAAAATGCGTCGGTCGTCCTCATATTTAATATTTGTTTGGAGATCTAAAATTGGAATCTTCCCAAGGAACGAAATTTCCTCTGGTGCGGCTTCTGAAGTCCCAACACCCGACCCAAATGATTCCTTTTTGAGAACAACACCATATCTTTTGGCTGCTTCTTGCCATTTATCAAAATCCACTTCTACACCCCTTGAAGCAGCGAAATCTGGTTCCCAGCTAATTAGATTGTCGTCTCCAAAACAATCTAATGTAAATATTTCTGAAAATAAATTGGCACTTTCCTCCCCAGCAATGAGCTGAGTGGTGTCGAGGAAGAGTCTGTAATAGTAGGCTACTAAGCCGGTACTATTATCTTGTGAATGACAGACATGGCCCATAGCAGTGCCCCGATGTTTATCAATAAACTCACCTGTTTTCCTAGTAACAATCGGGGTCGTCATTAAATTATTATAATAAAGATCAATGTACTTAGAAATCTCGTCAGATTGTACATGATCTTGAAAACCTAATTTACGAACTCCTCCTAATACCTTACCCATCTCGGCAGGCATAGAAGGATCAAAACATTTCATATCGCCAGCAATAACGATACGGGAGGGACTACCCGTGAAATGTTTCCCAAAAAGTGGCTCCATATATCTGCCAGTCAATGGCATCCCATTTTTCGGAGCGGCTTTGTTCCACAAAAACCTATGACCAGACTCATAAGCCCATGTGTTTGCCATGAAGTACCCCGGTATTGAGGTTCCGCAAAGCGAACGACAGCCCTTGCTGTATTTTCTAATTTCTTCTTTAATAAAGGCCATTGAGATATTAGCGTATTTACCAGCGTCCTGACAAATTTCAGACATTTTAACAGTTATTTTAGGGTACTGTTTAAGCATCTGATTACGCCGTACTAACTTTCCGTTTTCCATCCCAAATGCGCCATAATTATATTTAAGTTCTAAGCCTTTCCATACCTTTGCAAAAGATGTTAACTGTGAATTTTCATACTGTGGTTTTTGCAAGGTGTACACTCCCCTGATGAAGTCCGGATTGACTAAATCATGTTGGAGTGCCTCTGGATCAGCTCCTTCTACATCAACACTCCTAGTAGAATAAGGTGTAAACTCTGAAAACATCTTATCTACTGGTTGATTCGGTCCAATGTATTTATGTTCCGTTTGTAGAAGGGAACTATTGTTGAGCGGTATCTTATTCCGGTTAATAAGATTTTCTGATTTGTTGAACGTACGTGCAGTGAAGTCAGTCTGATACGAACAATGTACTGAAGTTCCTCCAAGGGGACCGGGCTGCACATCGTATGTACGATCAATTTCCCAAATTTCTGCGGCTTTCGGTAATCCTAGCAAGTCTTTAGCCAACAAGGCAGATGCTTGGATTTTCTCTAACAAACTATAACGACTACCATCTTCTCTAAGATTCGGTAATCTGAAATGGTTATAGTACGTAGCCCTAAAACGCGTTGCTTCATTATATACACTCTTGAAAAGCGTTCTAGCTTTGGGAATAGGAATATTCATATCAATGATTCGGTGGATCTCTTCCACTTGAGACCAACATGACTTAACCTCATTGAATGATTTTATTAAAATTATTTTCACCTCTGCGAAGATGTTATAACCTATAACTTGCAATTCTAATGGTAAGGAATTATGTAAATCCATTAAAATTATATAGGCCAAAGCAAACAGAGGGATGGTTATTACGAAATGCCAGGCGAACCATAACGCACATGACATTAAAAACTGACTATATAAATTATAAATGGCAATCTTAATGTAATAGCAACTATAATGAAAGTATGCTACAACTGGTAAAAGCTGATAATATGAATACGAAAAATTTATACCAGTAAGACCACCAATGAAATAAGATAGAATAATATTCCCCAATAAAATACATCCAGTAAATTTCCATAACTTCACCAAATGTAAATTAAAGAGGAAAAATGAATTAATTAAAGAAATACCAATACTTGTAGTAACGAAACAGAGCTTACCTGTTCCTAAGATTAGTATTATCACATTAGAAATAATGATTAAACCAATTCTTACGCCACCAATGCAAAGCAGTAAGAGTGGTTCAATCAGACACTCGTTGATAGTGCATGCTATCATTCCCAAAACTGTAATTGGTCGATAAACAATCGCCAATATTCTCTCTAGGACAAGGCTCGTCCACCCTAGAAGACGATTCAAGCTTTGCTTGACTGAGGATAGACCCTCAGGCCTATTAAAATTATGATTAAAACTCCTACCTGTTCTTGTTGGTTCATGGGAGTATTTATTAAAGTAACGACCCGCGACACGAATCCGCTGCTGTCGTTTTCTATTAAATTTATGAAATTGTTCCACCCTTCTCTCTCGTCGATTACCCGCACCCGTACTAGACTTTCTTCGTCTATTTGCGGCCTCTAGGATAATGTCTCGATCAGAAGGAACATATGGAACATTATAAAGATTAAAAATTTGGAACAGTTTTACCAGAACTGCTGCCACAAGGAAATTAAGAACTTTTATTCTAAAAATACAAATGTATGATAAGGATTTCTCAGCTGGTTGAAATCCACCCTCATACGACCATGAATTGATGTATTAAGCAATTCACTAAGGGGTTCCTGTTCCTAACTCCAGGTATAGAATCAACCCTTTGTTTTGGTTCAGTAGTTTAACCACTCCGACTACACCTATCTTATACCATGATACGCCCAGAATAAAGAACATGGCCCGATGTGGGGTGATACTTTATTACGGTCAGATAGTAAATTTCCCAGATATAGTGAAATATATACAATAGATATTATAAATAATCAAACCCGAAGGTGCTCTAAAGTAGATATATCACTAGTGACTTGTGGGTCATTACTTTATCGAATACCATACTAATATATAGGATGCAACCATTCAAACTTTATATTTTACAATTCTGCGGAGTACTAAGAGGCAACTTAACTTGCTGAAGGATACATAAACCTCAAATTCTATGAGTACCTCGTAAAATATAGATCGTAAAATAAAGGTGTTTGCAGTCAAAGCGACTGGAGTACCTAGTAACATTAAATTTTACTCCTTAATGGGGATCAAAGCGATTAAGTCCCCTAATCCATCTTTCAGGAGTGACGGATTCACACACTATTCTCTTATAAAGATCACTGCTCGACCCAAAAGGGTTAACCATGAGCTCCCTTTATACACCATTTTCAAAGAGAATGGGTTTTACTCTTGTTTGATTATTTAAAACTTACCGGAGTTTACACGGTAGGACCTTTAACAATTAAGCTTAGCGTCCAACTAGCACCTTATAATAGCGTGCAACTATAGTAACTGTTTTATCATTGTTTTTCCTTAATAAAACTTTTAAAACACTTACCAGAAAAATTAGATTAAAACATTTGATAAATTCATATATCTCAAATAAATCTAGTACCAGATGAAAACCTATCGGAGTCAACTATATAACAACTATAGCTCTCCTAGGGGTCATCACTCATTCTATCATCCTTGTTTGCGATTTATATATATATGTAAATTTTCGATTAATAATGGTTTTAAGAATTAAAATAAATACGTATATTAAAAATTCTAATTATGGAAATTATGTATTTTATATGTAACTCCTTATTTGTTCTGATGATTAGAATAAATAAAAATATGGAGCGGTTCAGTATCGCATTCATATACACTTTCACAGGTCTTTTCTATAAAGAAAAGTTGCTACGGCGTAAAATGTAATGGATTGACTTACTAGTCAGCCTGTGATTTATCTATAATAATTTTAGCAGTTTAAGCAAGAAGTTCCCACGAGGAATTTTTGTTTAAGCTATTATTTT